ATTACCAGCAGCGTTAACTCCCGGAAGATCTATGTTTCCAGTTCCATCAAAAGAAACACCTCCGATGTTTCTTGCAGAAGCAAGCGCTGTAGCGGTAGCGGCATTGCCAGTTGCCGACCCAGCCGAACCAGAAACGTTACCAGTAACGTTCCCTGTTAAATTACCAGTAACCGAAGTAGTGGTTAATATCCCCGAATTCGGATTATAACTAAGACCAGTATCTGTCTCAATTCCTTGAGTGCCTGTAGCACCGTCAACGAAAGTAAGGTACACAGTCTCGTCTGCGCTGTTGTTTGCAGTCGCTGTAACATTAGTAGCCTCCGTAGCAGTAGCCGAATTTCCTGTACAAGAACCAGAAGAACCAGAAACATTACCAGTCACATTTCCAGTTAACGCTCCAGCAAACCCAGTGGCAGTAACAATACCTGAACCAGAAGCAAAAGTAAAACTTGAAGAACCAGCAAAAGAACCAGAACCGTTGTACTGAACTTGAGTATTAGACCCGCCGGGAGAAGCACCACTAGCCGCATTAATCCTGTCATCAATAGCGGCACTCGTCATAAACGAAGTGTCATTATCAGAAAATGATTCTCCAGAAGTTTGAACGGCTGTAATCCCAACCGAATCTATTGTAACCGTACCAGAAACAGTAAGAGCGCTAAGAGTACCCACACTCGTCAACGAAGAAGTCACTACCGTAGACTTCAACTCTGTGCCAGTTAAAGTTCCCGCAGCAGCAGTAACTGTAACATTTCCTGTGCCGTCAAACGAAACACCATTAATGTTTCGTGCAGTCTGCAACGCAGTCGCAGTTGCTGCATTGCCAGAAGTTGCTTGATTACCGGCAGTATTTACTCCCGGCAAATCAATATTGCCTGTACCGTCAAAACTTACTCCACCAATATTTCTTGCAGTTGCCAACGCTGTAGCCGTGGCCGCATTACCAGTAGTAGATCCAGACGTTCCAGAAGTATTACCCGTCACATTGCCTGTAAGATTGCCAGTAACTGAAGTAGTAGTTAGCACGCCGCTGTTCGGGTTGTAATTTAAACCTGTGTCTGTTTCAATGCCTTGGCTTCCAGTAGCGCCGTCAACAAAAGTTAAATAAACCGTTTCATCCGCAGAGTTATTAGCAGTAGCCGTAACATTGGTTGCTGTAGTTGCTGTAGTAGCAGTCGCTGCATTACCAGTGATGCTGCTATCTAAATAAGCAACCGTTCCCGATCCGTCAGGAATTGTAACTGTACGATCTCCAGTTGGATCAGTAATCGCAATAGTTGTTTCATGAGCATCTGGTGTAGCCCCTTCAAAAATAAGAGGACTAGCAGCAGAAAACGTAGCAGAAGTTAAAGAAATATCTGAATCAAGATTAACTGTCACGGTGGACGCAGAGCCTCCACCGTTTAAATTAGTACCAGCCGTAAGAGTGGTGATCACACCGTCGGAGCCTGACGAACCCGATGCACCGGCAGGGCCGGTTGCCCCGGTATTTCCTTGAGCCGCTAAAGTTTGCCAGTAAGCATTATCGCCCGGAGTGTTACCAGTTGTTGCTTGTCTAGCAACATATGACGAACCGTTGTATGTGACTACATCACCAGTGGCGTATGTTGTGCCAGACCCGTATGTCCCGACGTAATCGGGACTTCCCGATATCGCGATAGTAGCGGGTGGTGTAAGGTTTTTTTGTACTTGAAATCTTGGGATACTCATTTATCCTCCTCCAAGTGCCACTCAAGATGCCGGTTTTGCGAGTCTCTGACTTCGCGCACATCATCTTTTACTTCTCCAACATTATCTATAATCATTTCCAACATGTCTAAATTTTGAGCGTGTTGCTCATTGTTTTCGTCCCGAAATCGTTTACCCAGCAACGCTAAGATGCCAGTTACAGTTGCGGCTGCGATTAGCCCAACTGCGCCGATGATTTCGGCCCCCATTATGCCTCCAGCGCTGCTATACGTGCTTCTTGACGTTTAATAACATTCACTAAAGCAGGTATAACACGTTCGTATTGAACGCCATCTGCTTGACCATCAAGACTGTAACTTACTAACCGAGGTTCTACCCCTTCAACTTCTTCAGCAACAAACCCTAAATAGGTAGATTCAGGATTATCAGCAATCCCTAAAGATTTATACGTTACAGGACGAAGATTTAATATATTATCTGCTGTGTCGTTATCTAATGTTTCTACATCTGTTTTAAATCTTATAGATGAAGTATGCCTGTAGAAACGACCATCTGATAAAACAGTAAGATTTGCAGTTTCTCCTGTTATTGCTGAATAAGAACGAGGGCTTTTAATCAAACCATCATCTTCAATAGTAAAACGTTGAGTACCAGCAGTAGCAATAGAAACCTCATCAGCAGCAGAAAAATAAATACCAGTATTTGTGTCCCCACTATTAGTAATTACAGGAGTCGAAGCAGAACCATCAGGAAGAACAAAAGTAGCAGCACCACCTAAAATAAGATCATCTTCAGATTCATCCCATTCCATGTACGCTCCATCAGTAGCACCATAAAACTTTACATCATGACCTGTATCATTCTGACCTACAGTCAAAGTGTTATTAAACGTAGAAGTACCAGTAACAGTTACCGTTCCAGTAACAGCCAAATTATTATCAATCGTTGTAGCCCCACTAGAACCACCAATATTTGGAGTTCCATTAGCCCACGTTTCTATAGTAGTAAACCGAGTATTCATCGCAGAAGCGACAATCGTGTCGCCTGCAACAAACGATGAACCTGTATTTAAATCTGCCATTACCTTATTCTCCTAGTCCTATACATTCCAACAAGAGAAGTCATCCCCCATTTGCCGTTATTTCCCGTAGTCGGACTAACATTAAACCTTATAGATATAGCCTTTGCTGTCCCAATAGAAGCCCACTTAAAAAATTTGTAAATTTGAGAATCGCCAAAAGAAACCCAAGTATCAGTATCCCACACCGCAGTATCCCACACAGCAGACGACGACTCACCAGTAATCTGCTGAGTCAAAGAAGAAACCTCGCTGCCCATATTGTAATCTTTGTAAACTTTCATCTGAATAGGAACAGTATTATCAGCCAACAAAACCGTACGAGTTTTACCCCAACGCTTATTAAACGTAGGACGATTACCTTCTAACCAACGAGTCTGATAAAAAGATTCAATTTGAGTATTAGAAGGAGCGCCGGTGTAATCATCAGCATCAGCGTTAACATCTACTTTACAAACACGAGTAAAAGCAGCCGTACCAGAAGGAACAGAAGTAGCAACCAAACCTAAATGCGTATCACCGGGAGGACGATACGCAAACATAGCACGAGTATTAATATCAAAACGAGTCCAACTGCCTTCTTGACCCAAAGAAGGATCATAAACAAAAACATTACGACGACCAGATTGATTAGATCCCTGTATGCTATCACCAGATTGATAATCTACCGAAAGCCATAAACGGTTTTCCCACCACATTAAAGAAGGAACATTAGATAAAGTCATTTGCCCTCTTTGAATAGCAGGAAACAAAGGATGGAAAAAATATTCTAAATTATCTACTCCAACCATAAAGACACCCTCTTGAGCGTGCCAAAAAAACACTCCCATAGGAGAAGCAATAGGAACACAATCGTCAATGCATCCAGCAACTCTAGTTAAATTAATAACTTGAAAAGAATCTGTATCAAATCCCCATAAACCATAAACAGCGTTTTCTTTAAAAATAAGCAGACGATCACCGTTAGGAACAATGGCGGTTATATGATCGCCATGTTCCCCAACATCAATATCAATATAATCATCTGCTGACCAATCTTCAGCATTGTTTACTTTAGACCAACGAAGACGATTAGGATGAGATACAAAACTACCAGTTTCATCTTCTTTAGTATTAGCAACCCAAACACGTTCACCCCAAGTACACATCAAACGAGATAAAGGAAAATGCCCAGCCGTACCATCAATATCAGGAGTTAAAACAGAAGCACTATTAGCGCCAGCCCATTTAATAGCAGACTTATCTGTTTCAAATAAAGTTCCATTAGAAATGTAAGTCGCATCGTTAAACGTAACAAAACCCGGAACAGCAGTTCCAGTTAAAGCAACACCAGAACCACTAGCGCTAGTATTTATAATAGAAAAATCTCCGCCAGTTCCAAAGTAAAGATTTGTAGTAGAAGCCGATGCTGTTTTAGCCGCAACAAGGATTTGATTAGTTCCGTCAGTTTCATGATGAGAAGAAATTGCTAAAATGTGGTCACCTAAAGCAGTAGAATTTAACGCATCAATAGAATCGCGACGAGAAACACCACCACGAGGATCAACTTCAACGTTTAACATTGCTGGAGATTCATTAGGAGCAAGAGAAGACTGATCTGCTCTAAGGTTTAAACCGCCAGTAAAATCTTTTAATTCTTCATAACGGTAAGGTTCCGACCCGGATACTGGCGGAATGTGATTTTCTAAAGCCATCCGTTACTCCCAAGAGTAACGTAAACGAGCAGGCAGATAAGACTGACTAGCCCATTTACTAACTGCACGACTATTTAAAATCATAGGTTGCGGAGCAGGAGTGTCGTTATAACGAGCAGCCAAGTTAGATAACTCCCCAAGAAACGCAACATAGTATTGTTGCGCCATTCCAGTATCTTCTTGTTGCTGATAACAACGATAAATAGCGTAAAGACTTAAAACATTATCAAAAGGATCTGGCAAATCAGGTTCAGTAGTATCACCAGTTCCAGATCCGCCACCAAAATCAGAAGCGTTACGATATCCGCGAACATAAACAGTATAAACAGCATCAGGAGTTGGATACAACCGAACAGTGTCACCCCAATAAGACCAAAACCAAGGTTCACCAGTAGTATTTGTATCTAACGGATACATAATGTCGGCATCATCTGACCCGATTAATTCTAAAACGTGATCATCTGTTTTTAAACTATTGATTTCTCGCAAACCCTGCGTTATAGAAGCACCTACTACGCTTAAAGCGTAATCTTTTGTATCAGCAGCAGTAGAAAAAGTAGTTGAAGTTTCAAGAAACGGCCAACGTTTCTCAGAATGGATAATAAGATTATATCCTTCAGAGATAAAATGATTTAATGTAGAGTCAGAAATGTCGCTAGTATCTATATCCACAACATTTCTGGCGTAGTCACGCATTTCTGATAATTGCATTAAATCCTCTATCCTCTATGAAAAGAACAAAACTCGCTATCTCCCGCCTTATGCCCCTTGCATGGTTCTCCATTTTTTTTAACTGAAGAACAAATATTAGAATCATACACTGGTCCTTGAACACTGGTATCTGCTACACGATGAACATTTCTGTTTGGCCCTACAGCCTGAGGTCGTGGACTAGCATCTCTAAAATTTTCTGCTGGTTGGCCGTAAGGCCGCATATCTTGTTTGTAAGCGATTGCTCTAACTCTCATATTTTTTCTTTCATGTCGGGTGGGGGCCGCAAGCAGCCCCCACCTAACAATAGAATTAACCGTTAGTAATTCCGTGTAAACGTCCTTGACGTGCACGGTTGCTAATGGTCATGTTTCCGTAACAAAGAATTTGTGAGAACACAGAATCTTGGTTAGTTGGGCGCACAAACGGGGTTGGTTTGAACCAAACGTCGCTGTGGGCTACAAGTTGAATGTATTTCGTGTTAAGGAAGTACATTGCATTTGCTTCGCAATTTGAATCAAATGTTACGGGCGCACCCTTGAACATAAGATTCTGGAATCCACCGTCAGCCAAGTCAGTGTCGGTGTACCGAATTTGACTTGAAAGCAATGCTTCGTAGGCTTCATAGCCCTGTTGTCTTGCGAATATGATGGTAGGTTGATCGTTACCTACAGAAACGGTGTTATAAATAGTTCCCATTCCTGCAAGAGACAACGCTCCACCAAGGTTTGTTTGAGTTGGTGCCCAGAAAGAGTTACCAGAACCAGATGGGTTAATACCACCCACGGTGCTTCCAGAAACTAAACTTTGGATACCTTCCCAGTCCTTGCTTGAGTTGCCAGAACCATCACCCCACAACATGGTGTTCATGTTGTCAATGATTGTTTCCTGTGCTTGGAATATTTTTCCTTCAAGCAAGTCAATTATTTGAGCCTCACCATTGTTTTTGGCTTCCTCTATACCAGTAATAGTTACTGTTGCTGCGTACTGTTTCCAGTCGTATTCAGCGGCTGAGATACCTGTTTGAGCGGTAACCGTCAAAGTATCTGCACCAGAATATGAAGCAGCAGTAGAGTTTGAACCGTAAATAATGGGGACTACAATCTTAGCACCACCTGATACACGACGAATGTTGTCGCCTTTGGTCATGGCATAAAATAGAGGCCGAGCCGAAAAGACGTTATCAACTAACTTCGGTACGTAGTTATTCAGGGTAGTGGTAAGTATTTCATCAAAATTACTGTTACCAGCCATTTTTGTTGTCCACCTCCTACAGTGAAATTATCAGACTAAGTTTTTCTTAGCCTGAGCAAAAGCCTCTCTGATCGTTTGAGGAGGATTTTTAGACTGAGCCTGAACAGATTGTGCAGCAGTTGAACCACCAGATTCAACAACCGCAGCATCCCGTTTAGCCCCAGTACGCTCTTGCTCTTTTTCCAACTTTGTCGCTTTTTCAGAAACTTCACCAAACCGCATATGAGTTAATGCTGCTTCAAGGTTTCCTATTTTGTGCCGCAACGCATGTTGAAAAAGTTCGCTAGAATCAAATTCTCCGTACTGACCTTTAAGATCTTCTACTTGTTTTTCTACTTGTTGTCTTCTTGATAAACGATCCTGTTGAGCAATACGTTGTTCAAGTTCAGATAAACGTTTGGCTGTAGCATCCTCTTCTGGTTCTTCGTTGTACCAATAATCTTCATTATTGTTACTCTGAGGAGCCTGAGGTTGTGCTGTTAACCCAAATGCTTCACCTAAAGCCTTTAAAGTCTCCGCTGGATTATTTTCCAGAGAAGAAACAATCGCTTCTGCTTGTTGTAATCGTTTACGTTCGTCTGCCAACTCTTGCGTCTTACGTGTGTAATCTGCTTGTCGTTGGTAGCCGTCTTGAAGTTCTTCAAGGGTGACCTGAGATTCTTCGCCATCCACCTTTATGGTGTATGCTTCTCCCGCAGGTTCCTCTGTTACTTCTTCTGACGCTTCAGAATTATCCACTTCTGTGGGTTCCATCAACTCGTCTTCCATTTTTTTTTACCTCACTTTAGAGTCCATAAGGTTGCTCTATAAAAACAGGACAAAGTGTCCCATTATAAATTAGACAAATCCAAACCCATTTGGCCTTGCATTTGTGCTAACAACTCAGGGGGAATACCACCAGTTGGTGCAAAAGCACCGGCTTCAGGCGCAATAGGCGGCATCATGCCACCCATATCGGGAGGCATTCCCATAGCAGCATCTGGTCCGCCTTCAGGACCACCTTGCTCTGATCCCGGAGGCATAGGTTGTTGCTGCATAATAAATTTATCAGGATTTTTAATACCAAATCCTTGCTGAAGAACATGTTTCGCTAAAGCAATAGGATCAATAACTGTTCCTACAAGTGGACCCATTGCGTTTAACAAAGAAACAGCCTGTTGTTTTCTTATTGTGTCATTCATTGGCTGCGTAGACCCAGCCTCAATACTAAAATCGTATTCTCCAAGAATATCTTCCCTCGTAAACGGCATGAAAAGATTTTCACCACCGTTAGCGGCAACGTGAGCCATCTGTTCACCAGTCATAAACTGTTGCATAACTTGGATCACACGTCGGGCAATCATGCCGATGCTTAATTCTACGATTGCTAACTTGTCTGCCGCTCTAGCGTTACCAGCATCAGCAATAATTGAAGCCTCAGTAGCGGTACGCCGTATTTCAGGCATTTGACCGCGAGCATATTCAGAAACACCAGACACAACATTAATATCATTTTCAATAATTGAAGAAGTATTGTAAACTTCTGGAGAAAGAGGAACTTGCGGCAAAGGCATAATGACTTCAGACAATGGTTTGTTCTCGTCAACGACAGGAACAAACCGTCCATCTTGCTCAGATTCTAAAGCCTCACGACCTTCAGGGCCAAACGAACGTTCGTGATACAAATATTTACGGCCATAACGTTTCCTAGCATTAACTAACTGACTACGAGTTTTATCTAGTTCTTCTTGTAAAGATTCTATCGCTTCTAAATCACCCATAGGGTAAAAGAAATCAGGAACATCATAATTTCGTATCATTACAAACGGTTGACCATACGCATACGGCATAGGAGTTGGATCTACAAGAAATTCGTCACCTGAATCAGCCATAACACACATAGTGTTACCCATAATGTCGTAATATTCCCAAATAATTACACGTTCAGCGTCAGAAACGTAACGATCATCTCTAGCAGGGCTTTGCAAAGAATCCACTACAGAAGCATCTGGGCTTAACTGTTTCCTAGCAGACGGTTTATAACGTTTATCCGCTTTTGCTTCATCTAAAGGTCTAATAATTCTTTGAGCAATCCATGTTGCATCTTCCATGCATGTTGCTTCTGGATCTACAAACACATCAAACGGGGAAACACGTTCCACAAACGGTTGATCTTCAACAATAGTCATTTCCGTTGAAGGCAAATTAGCCATCAAATCTTCATCAGTTGGCAAATCTCCAGCCATATCAGGATTTTGCATAGCAAAAGCATCTGCTTCTACAATAGATTCTTCTAGATATGTTTCACGTTCAGCGTCACTTAACGCACGTTCTTGTTCAACAAATTTCCAGCCAACCTTAATCCAACCATGTCCAAAAATAAGAAAATCTTTTATTGAACGTTTAAACGGTGTACGAAAGTCGTGATGTTTCCAAAGATAATTAATAACCGCTTCAACAAAAGCGGCGCGATCTTCATTTTCTGGCTTGTTAGGCGTTACAACAATTTTAGGATGATTAACTGAAACAGAAGGAGCGATAACGTTAATCGTTGAAAAAGCAAGATTAACTGCTATTAAATCTTCATTAGATGTAGTTTGCGGCCAATGCTTTCCTCGGTAAAGATCAATCATACGTCGCCAAAGTTGGTCGTAACCCATTTCTTCACGCCAACGACCAGACGCTATAATTCTTTCAGTTATTAATTCATGTTTTTCTTTACGAGTTTTTTTAGCCATTAGACCCAACGCGCTCCAACAGGTTCAATATTGCGACCAGACGCTTTCGCCTCAGCGTAAGCCTTATCGCCTCTTTCTTTAATAGTCATATGCTGCTCATCTGCAGGAAGCATAGATCTAAATCCAGCGCCAGTAATGACTTGAAAACCTAAAAGTTTTTGTCGCCATTCCCACAACTCTACAACCTCTTCATCCGTCTGAGGTCCATTTACTTCAGCGCAATAAACGCTGAACTCTTCAAATGTAGCAGACGGTGGTAAAACCGCCATTACTATGCGCGACTATGCTTAGGCTGTTCACCAGCAGGTTCTACATTACCTGTAGTTCCATGTTGATTAAACGGAGTTTGACGTACTGTAGTACCAGCACTTAAGTCACCGCTACCTGCTGCACGAGGATCTGCCTTCTGCGTATTCGTAGAACTTCCCTCTTTAGCCGGATTGGAACATACGGATTGACCGCGCTCCATGCGTGAACTTTGGCCGGTTCCATCAACAGTACGAGTACCGCTTGTATGGGACACAAATTTTGATGCCATTAAATATCCTCCTTAAGAATATCTTCATATAATAGGGACAACGTGTCCCAAATTAAATAGAACCTCTTACAGTTGCAGCACCAATCTTAGTATCAGGTGCTTCAGAATTGTCAGTCATAACCATTCTCATAAACCAATCCACAGTCCAATAATCATCAACAACAGGCGCATACTCAGGCATAAAAGCATATTGGCGCATTTGATTAGATAACGCCAAAGCCATCACACGGTCATCATGCGGAGAACCAGACATAGTGCCACGCTCATTACGAACATAAGAACGCAACTCAGCAACAGTAAAACGATCATACAACCGCAACTCGTCACTACGCAAAGCCATACCCAAATCATCAATCAACAAAGGTTTAGACGTACGAGTAGTTTTCCAACCAAACTCTTGCGAAACAGCATTAGTAACCTGATTCAAAGAACGCTTCCTAAACATGTTTGGATAACCCAAATGACGCAACTGAACAATCGTAGTTAAACCATGGTTGTTAGACTCCACGCAACACAACGCTCTGTTGTACCACAAACCAATATTGTTGACTTCGTGCGCTAACTCGTCAGGAGGAATATGGCCATGCCATATTGCGACCTGCTCACCCGTACGCACATCCAAAACCTGAATACAAGAAAAGTCGCCATGTGCTAAACCCTCAGCAGTATCAATACCCATACAATAAATATGGTTACTTTCAGGCTCTTTCCAAACAGTTAAACTCATTCACAAACCTCAATAAAAATACATTCACCGGGGCACTCTTCAGCAGACTCAATAGTAGCCTCAAGGTCAACTTCCTGAACAACCGCCATACCCTGAGCCATTTTTAAAACAGGTTCAGCACCAGTAGGCCCATAAATAGTTGACCACTCTTTTTCTTTCACATAAGCCAAACCATCATCATGCATTTGAAAAACATCAGGAGCAATCTCAGCGCACAAACCATCGCCAGTACACAAATCCTGATCAATCCACACTTTTATAGAACTCATGACACCCTAAACTCCACACCGCTACCTTGAACATAATGCAACCAACCAGACGTACCCTCGCGACACTCTAACTCCATGCTTTCCAACACATCCAAATCAAAAACAGGATTACCAGACTTAATAAACGCCTCTTCCGGCGTAGTAGGATACTCCTGCGCAAGTTGCCAAGGCAACATAGAATCAACTTTCTCCTGATACCACGCATCAGCGCGATCCTCAGTCGCAGACCACGGAAAAAACATAGGCTCAAACTTGTTCGTACCTGTAGAAGACCCAACCCACAACTGATGATAAAAGTTACCTGAACCATTAGCAGTAGACAAACCAATAATACGTCCACCAACATCAGCCACAGGCTCAATAGAAGCCCAAGCCTCTTCAGGATTAGGCAAGAAAGCCCACTCGTCCACCACTATCAAAGAGGCAGATTCGCCACGGGCCGGATCTGACGCTGAAGGCATAGACGTAATCTGTGACCCATTATCAAACGCCATACGTTGCTGATGCTCCATTAACGATTTTGGACCACGGTCTATCATCCATTCAGGCAAATGCTTGTATCCGTATTTAGTTTTCTTTAACAACAAAACGGATTCACGTTCTGTACGTGACAGGTCAATAATGTTTTGATCAGGGTGAAAGAACGCTAACCAGAACTGATGGGCCGCCACTAAGGTGGACCATCCGATCTGTCTCGCTTTAAGGGTCAGCGAGTATCGGTGAGCATCCCAATGTCCGAGAGCGTATCTCTGAGCCTCTCGGAGATCAAACAATATCCTACCGTGAGCAGGGTGAGCAATATGCCAATAATTGCAAAGAAAGTACTCTTCGTCGTTGACGCATCTGCGCCACTCAGCCTCTCTGCGTAAGTCAGCAACACGACTCATCCTCGGAAAGTAGGATTACCTAAAATGTTATAACCCATACCTTGAGGAAGATTTAAACGCTGACCCGGCTGCAAATACCGATCCAAATCATTCATTTGCCTAATCTCATACAAAGCCTGCTCCAACCCAATAGGGTTACCTTCAAAACGTAAACTATCAGGAAACATTGAAGCAGGAGTAGCCCAATTCCAAATACTTTGCAAAAGATTTGTACGATTAGGACGATTAGGAGCATTCTGCACAATAGAAGTCAAAGTATCACCACTCTCAACAGTATACGGCATCTGATCATTAGCCCTAAAACGAACACCCGGAGCCTGCTGACCAGCAAACATAGTACCTTCAGGAGCAACAAGAGGTTGCGGAACGACAGAACGTTTACGACCCATAGGCATACCAGACTCCATCTTAGCCGCAGCCAAACCCTTTAACATGTCGTCACGACCACGAACTACATCACCATATCTACCTGCCATTAGGAACCGCCCTTAAAAACGTGACCTCAGCCTCCAAAGCCTCAGCCAACTCAGAATCCGACAAACCCTCAACAGCAGCCTCATCAACCACCACCTTACGAGTCGGAGTAAACTTATCAATATACTGCAAATACAAAGAAGCAGCCTGCGTATTCCCAGCAACAGCCTGCTGATGCAACGCATCAACAACCGACTGCGTACGCTCAGGAGAAACATTCAACTCCGCCGCACGACGATCCCACTCACGAATAAACCGAGCATCACGCTTAATACGACGAACCGAATCCTTATGAACCCCATTCTCCTCAGCCCACTCATACTGATGCTTAGGCTCACGATCAGGACCAAGAAGCAACCAATCCAACAGATTGGTCCACAACTCAGGCATTACCTTAGACCCAGAATCCTCATCCCAAACCCAACCTTTACCACCACCATTTTTAGGCATAAATCACTTCCTCAATATATACAGGAACATGTGTCCCATATCTATACATACAACACCGCCTTCCCGCACAGTGGGAAAGAAACACCTCCTAATGTTACAATCATGTTACAACTAAGTTACAATCATGTAACAATAGTCAAAAACAGCGGGACAAAACGTACTATAGGGGGAGAAACAAAAAGAGGGGGCCAAGCCAAAGACCCCAAACCCCATAAAGGGTTTGGAGGGGACACAAGCCAAGCCACACAAGCCCCACAAAGGACAAAACTAAAGTCCTCCAGACACTCCGCACCGTCCCTCCATATCTACACATGTTAACCTGTTTGGGTGGGCACCCCCGCGACCCTCCCCGGTCCCTCTTTCGGCTGGTCGCTGGCGCTTTTGGGTCACAGGCAGAGAGAAAAAATGTTGGGACCGGTCCCGTGTGGGGACAAAAAAATAAGCCCCGCTAGCGCTTGGCTAACGGGGCTTACTTCCGGACTGCTAACTAACCATGCTGGCCAGTTCGTCTACTCCGACGACGTGAACTAATTTTTCATTAATTGCTAGTTCATCTTCTTCGGTGCAACCTTTGATGGCGTTTTGAATTTCTTCGACGCTCATCTTGATTAGTAGTCCTGTGAGTCGGTCACCTTCGGTTGGCTGGGTTGGTCCGGTCTCGTCTTTGATGATTCCGATTTCTTCCAGCGCTTTTTTTGATGCCGTCTCTTTTGTCATTCCTTCACCCTTGGTCACGTTGCCTCGGTAACTGTTCACAAGTTTTTTCACTTGGTCACGTTGCTGGGGCTTCGCTACTTTCTGGGTTGCAGGTGTTCCATTTTCTATGGTCAATTTTTGGATACCGGTGTAAAGATTCTTGATCTCTTTTGAGTTCAGATCCTTCAGATCTTTTTTGATCTTGGGGAGGATCACCTCTTCCCAAGACCCATTGAGATCTAGACCTTTTTGAATCACTTGGTATTGATTCCAACCGAGAAGAATTCCCTTCCGAATATCGGAAGCATGATCTTCTAATAAGTCCCCGCCCTTTTTAGTGGCGTGACCTGCGGCTATGTCCAGTTGTCCTAGAAAATTTCCTATTGACAATTTATTAATTTTCACTACCGGTTTTGTTAGTGCTTCAACCTTTTTGGTTTCTTTGTCCTTTTTGTGAGTCTGGACGGTAACCATTTCGGCTTTTGTCATTATCAATCCGATATAAATTCCTAGGTCTGTCCACGATGGGGCAGACAAGGTGTTTTTGATTGCTACAAACAATGTAGGGAACAACTTTTTGTAGTCGGTCCCTTTTTTGTTTTTGTTTATGTCGTTGGCTTTTGAGCCTTTTGACTGTCCAGCCTTTAGGGCCGGATTAGATGCCATATTTAATAGCACTCCTTTTTGTAGTTAATTAATATTTTGGTAACTGTTTCTGTTCCTCCTTCCCCCACTCTGTGGCTTGGGATATATGGCGACGTCGTTACTGTCGCCCCTCCTAGGGAACCTTCCGTGATCCTTCTCTGGAAGCCTGCGAGGTCTATTCCAGAGGCGGGGCGTGACTCCCGCACTTTGACCGGTGGCAAAATGTTGCATCTTTTTGAGACGGTATTGCCTTCACTGATATTGATACTAGCCGATTAGGATCTGACTATCAACGTCGGGACCGGTCCCGACTTTATTTCGTTACTACCGTTGCATATCTGGGACCGGTCCCGTCCAGTCGGGACCGGTCCCAACTTTTGATCTCATATTTTTTTTGTGCTCTTGTCTGTTGTTCACATGCGCACATGTATGTGTGTGAGTGTGTGTATGTATGTGTGGTTTGTGTGTGTGTGTGTGTGGTTTGTGTGTGTGGTTTGTGTGTGTGGTTTTTTGAGTTTGTGTGACGTTTATGGTCAGTGTCTGTTTAGGTAGAATGGAGGTACGACATTGTGATAACGATGTTGTGATTGAATCCCCTCATTGGGACCGGTCCCGTGTAGTCGGGACTGGTCCCATATCAGGGGCATAGTGAGAGGATAAGTAATGGACCAACCAGAAATAAGATTGGACCAGAAAGTCTGGTACAGGCACAAGGCGCTTGTACGTCAAGACAGAATGGGTCTAATCAACTACAAAATACAACACAAGGTACCGCTAAGCGATAGCGATAGAGAGTATCTGAAAGACATGTTCGCATCTCGTCGCTCGTTGTTCTAATGGGTGCCGAGTATGTCACGGTAGATGGTGATCCCATTGAGCGTGATGATGGTGTAGGTGATGGGTCGTGGATAGCAGAGTTTCGTGATCCTAGAGTGACCGAGCGATGGGCTGGTGGCGCTATTCAGCGTCGCACGCCTCGTCGTAGGAAAAATGCTAGCCGAGTGAAGAAGATACTTAGCCATGA